CAAGTAAGTATTCAGCCATTTTAATTGCAGCATATAGCACTACAATGTATTCCATATCATTAGATAAATTAGCTATATCGCTATCACCATGCGCTATCTGTGTAAGTGGCAAAAATAACACTTCTGCAGTTTGGCTAGCAGTAGGGTCTGGAAACACATTAAGCACAGAGTTTTTAATAAAATATACTGGGTCTGTTTCTTTTGCATGCATTAAGTCATTTGTATCTGTAACTCTAGAAGCCAACACAGGAGACACTTGTCTACATATTTGATTAAAACCTTTTGAGTCTTTTCTTGTTACAGCCATTATAGGACCAATAGTATTTGTATTTAATGCAAGTGTAGAAGATGAATTGTTAAGTTCTGTATGCGTAACACATTCTAATAACTTATCAGGAGGTAAAACATTATACAGTTGTTTAAGACCATCTCTTAAAAATTGGTCCATAGCATCAGTATCTGTTGATATTGCTTCTCCTACTAAATCTTGTAATTGTGCATTAAATGTTGCCACTATCTACTATTCCTATCTGCTATATCTTTGTCTATAGTTGTTGTGCTAAACTCTACTTTAGTTTGTCCACTCCAAGTTTTTCTCATATTTATATAGTTACTCATTTTTCCAGAGCTTGTTTTAAAATTTTTTTTATGTTTACAACTGCCTGGTTTTACCGTTTTTTGACAGTCTTCACAGTATATAAATATAGCCATTATATTTTAGTTCTCCCAATTGTTTTATCCATACTACTCTCCTGTAAATGTACTGCTAGCTACTAGTGCTTGCGCTTCTGTTTTAGTTAATACACTAAAGTTAGGATAATCTACTCCATAACCTAATTCAATTAGTTCTGTTAGTATACCATCTTTCATAGACCATTCACCTTTAATAATAACATAAGACTTATCATGTGAATATCTAGGTGGCCCTACTTTACCTGCCATTATAATATCATTCCATGTAGGTGCTGACATATAAGTTATTTCTTCAGTTTCTTCATTAACTGATTCTACTATAGGGTATAACCCTTTTATTTTGTCACCAACAGCACTATTAAATGCACTGCTAGGTATACAAAAATACATTTCATAATGTGCCATTATTTGTGACTCCTTTTACCTGCTTTAAAATTTCTTAATACTTGTTCTGGAGATAAAGCTCCATTATAAACTACTACATCATCAATCTCTCCATTGAAATGAACAACAGCAGCTGGATTATGTCCACCGCCTGTAAACTGACCAATAACTAATGGAAGGTCATTTGTAGCGACTGGGTCATCTATACTAGCTCCACCAGACATACTTGTAGATGTTCTTGTTGTAAGAGATGTGTCTGTTGTTTTTGCTATATACATAGAATCAATTCCAGTGCTTGAATTATGCAAACCGTCTGGGTCATGAACAGCATATAAAAAATACCAAACGTCTAATGTGTCTACATCGTTATTACTTCCTCCAAATTGTTTGTAACCACTAGAAGGAGCCCATTCAAAAAAAGGTTTTTTAAAACTACTATGAATATATATTCCATAGCCTGGTCCATTCCATAAATTTTTCTTTTGAATTAAATTATAACTGTTGTCAAAATCTTTCATTTTAAACCAACAACCTATTGTAAATGCTCCTGTTATATCTAATGTAGAACTATCTTGAACTACAACTCCTGAATCATAAACACTAGTATCATCTCCTTTAGAATTAGGTAACCCATTTATACTATTAGTAGTTCTTTGTCTATTCATCAAAAACCCTTGTGAATCTCTTGAACTGTCTACACCTGCTGTAATAAGCATTGTTTCTGTCATTCTATTTGTAGCCATATCAGCGCTACCTGCTCTATCTTTCCATAAAGATAATCCTTCATTTCTCCAATAATTTAATAAATAACTTGAAGAAGTATGCTGTGTTGGTTCAATAATAGTACCATTATTATATAATTCTAATACATTATCTTCGCTAAAAGCTATTCCTTTAAAAATTGCAATGTTGTCTAAAACTCCAACAAAACAATCTGTATCTCCTGAAAAACTATAAGGTTCAATACCTGCACCACCATTTATATTGCCAGTAATACTTGATATGTCTTCAGAAATACTTTGATATTCTCCATTAATATAACATTTTACTGTATCAGCTGACCTGTTAACAGAAACAACGATATGATACCATTTACCTTCTTCTAAAACATTATTAGCAGATATTGCTCGATAACCTATAGCATTACTAGCGTCATCATTCATATAAAATTTTAATTCATTATTTACTGAACCTGCAATTTGAAATACAATTCTACCACTACTACCAGTTTGCCTTACAGCCATAAACCTTATATTTTGAGATAAATCATCTGAAAACATAGACCAAGCTATTGTAAAATCTCCTGTTCCAAAATTTGGAGCATAACTTGTACTTGTAGTTAAAGGAGCATTTCCTGCATTATATATATCATTGTAACCTAACTGATTATAAGACTGTAGTGCTGTTTGAGGTATATCAAGTTGTTGGTCTGCATCTGTCCATCCTGTTGCTATGCCTACTTCTTTTAAAGTAAAATCTTTTACATGAAGTATATCACCTGAAGATAAATTATTAAATCTAACATTAGCATTAGTAGCATGCATAGCAGTAAAATCTTTTGTAAGAGTTGTAAAACTTGTTTGATTAAGAGTCCCTGTAGTTGCAAAAGTAGCATCTCCTTTGTTTATTTGAAGAGATACATTAGCACCTGAAACTTGATTAATTTTATATGTAAATGTTAATCTATAATTTCTACCTACAGTTAAATCTGAAGTTAAATCTGCAGCATCTTTTAAAAACAATTTAGCACCATCATCATCATCTACAAAAGTAATTTTTAAAGCACTAGTATCGTTAGCTATAGTATTATTCCCTTCTACAGCCCACGCTCCTGTGCTATCTCCATAATCTCCAACTCCACTATCAAATAAATCATCACCAAAAAATACAGTTGTTGCGTTGTTTTTAGCGTTTACTGTTTTTATTGATACATTATCAATATAAAATGTTCTTCCAGTTGAAACATAAAATATTATGTAATTTGTTTCGGTTTCTGTTGATGTAAAATAATAAGTTAAATTTGTAGATGTTGAAGTTGTACTTATAGTTTGGTTTGTAGAGCCACCTATAGCTCCAGCATCTGGTTGTTGAGAGTTTCCAATTTTAACTTGTAAGTTTCCATCAGGAGTTATAGCATCAATACTAACTTTATAAGTGTACCCACTAACAAAAGAAATTGCATTACTTGCTACACCAGCATTTTCTCCAGCACTATTGACTAACTTCAAATCTGCTGTTCCTGAAATAGGACTTGTTGTATTTCTTGAAGGGGTAGCACCACTTCCACTTCCTCCAGTATAAGCTACTGCCCAGTTATCTATATTTGATTCAAAATCTGTATTATTAATAAGTTCATCACCAAGACCTGTATTAGAAGCATCAAGTACATAAGACTGATTACCTCTATGACCTTCATTCATTGGGTACCATAGTTTAAGATTAGAGTTAGTTAACTGTGTACCACCTCTATTTAATGCTAATTGTTCTGGATTAAAATAATCATATTCTGCGTCATCAGCTGTCCATGCTCCTTGCCATGCTTGAAAATCAGATAAACATCCATTAAGATGGTAATTTCCATTATCATCACCAATTCTATCTAATTTTAAATCTCCATTATCACCTGTTGGTTCTGTTATAGTTTTATCACCTAAAGATTTCCCATTTAAATATGCAGTTAATTTAGTGTTTCCATCAAATACTACGACTACTCTATACCATGATTTTATATTTAAAGCTGTGTCCCATGTTTGCCATGCTCCATCATCTAAACTGTATACTGATACCTTTTCTTGACCTGATATAGCTATATAACCTACAATAGAACTTGTATGGCCTGTAATTCTTTGATAAGTAGATAGGTTTGTATTTAACTTAACCCAAAAAGCAATAGTCCACGCTTTATTAGCTTGAGTTGTTTGTTCAGACCAATCAACAAAAGTTACATCAGTCCCTCCATCTACGCTTAAATAATCAGTAACACCATCAAACTCTAATGCTCTACCTGAATATATTTGTGCGTGATTGTTGTTACCAGAAGTATCTAATCCTCTAGCTCGTGTTGGTTTTAATATTTGTTGTATTGTAGCTGGCATTATGAAAGTGTCCCATTATTTGAGCCATGTGAATCATTAGCATCTGCGCTAAGATTCCACCATGATACTAAGTTTGTTTTTTCGCTAGTTGTTAATCCAGCATAATTCTTGTTCATTATAGATTTAACTTGTGCTTGTGTTAATACTGATGACCATATACCTACATTACATATATATCCATCCCAATTATTATTAGTCGTATTGCTTTCTTGCCCTATTCTAACTCCAGGTGTACTTGGTACATTTAGATTTCCACCACCACTATGAGTAGCGGTAGCATCTAAAACTCCATTAACATATAATTTAATAGCTCCATCTGAAGCGTTGTATGTAAAAGCAACATGATACCAAGGCGCAAATGATGTAACTACACCTGTACCTTGACACAAAGTATGGTCTGAACCATTTGAAGAAAGTCTCACAACAAATTTATTTCCTGACTTATCATACCTTAAATGATAACTTTTTTCATCACCATCTGCTTCAAAAATTCTTGCAAAACTATCAGATGAGTCTTCACCAGGAAATTTAACCCAAGTGCTAACTGTAATAGAATTAGGATTTAATCCTGTAGTTCCACATTCTATATAATCATCCGAACCATCAAAAAATGCAGCACCATCACTACATGGTACCACACTACCTGCATTGTATTGATGTTTTAGTACGAGGTTATCTGTTACTATACCAGGTGTTATAGGTTTAGAAATTGCTCTTGATAAGTTACTACCTAATCCTAAAGGCATATTAACCTATATAAGCTATTACTTTACCAGATGCCAATGTAAATGCAGTCCACCTGCCATATATTGTCATTCCTGCTGGTAATGTTACAGATGCTAGTGTATCTCCATTAGCTGCGGGTACACCATACCCATTTGTAGTGTCTGCTGGTGTTAAAACTGAAAATTGTGTGTCTTCTATAAATTGAATAGCTACAATACTTTTTCCTGTAATTGCATTAGTTCCAGTTTCAACTATAGCTCCAGCCTGACCTAAAGCAGCATTTTGTGCTTCTACGACTGAAAGTTTATGTAAACTTGATGTTGCCATTTTATTCTCCTTTTGAGTGTACTTTAAGCTCTGGCATGAGCATGAACGTACTTGTTATAAAAAATTCTTAGTAGATTCGGGGCAAGCCTTTTATATGACATGCCCCATAGTTCTACAAAACTATTAAACCTTATTTATTTTGGTTTATTATAGTGAACATTCAAAGCCAATAATGTCAAAACGTAACACTGTATCACTACCAGGGTCACCACTTATAACACACTCAACTTCATCTGGAGTTCCTATTACAGCACCTGCAGTAGGATTACCCATAGCTAAAACACCATTACAAGGTATTACACCTTTATATCCTGCGGCATTAACTGCTATAGATGCTCCATCTACATAGCCATCAGTATCGGCATCAGAGCCAACATCTACAAAATTAACAGCATTAGTAGAAGCAGTTAAAACAGTCAAAGCAACAGCCATAGGGACAAAGTTGTCTGGCATAGCTATTGCACTTTCTTTTCCTGTAGTACCTCCATTTGCAACTGTTATAGTAGCGCTATAACTTGTGTATTTAAAAACTCCATTATCGTTTTCTAAAGCAAATTTATTGCTATTTTTGTTTAAAGCATCACTTCTCATCTTACACGTCCTCCAAGTTAATCAGTGCATGAGTTTCTGGTAGAGTTACTTCAAGACCTGCTTCTGTTAGAATCATATCTTTACGTAAATCTTCGTCTGCTTGTTGCACGTTAGTTGTGATTGATGTATCTCTATTTAAACCGTTACCAACTAATGGTCTGTAAGCTACTTGGTCTAAATCAACAAAAGCCATATGTCCAGAAGCATTATTTCTAAATAGTGGCTCTGCTACCATAGATGCTGAACCATGTACAGTATCAACTGATAACACTGTGTGTCCAAATGCACCTTTACTAGATGGGAAGTTATATCTTTGGTCATCATTAGACAATGAATTAGAAACAAATCCACCGTTCAACTTATTAAAGTGAGACATAACTGGTCTTGATACTAAACAAAGCTTTTTATCAGAACCGCCTCTAGCAGGGTCATACATTGTTTCAAATGCTGTTAATAAACCATCAAATGTTAATTGAGCTGCAGAATAAGAAGCTAAAAATGGTGTAGACTCAGCATAAGCACCAATACTACCATTATCTGTTGCTGTTCCATTTTTAATAATATGACCAACTATACCATCAGTATATTGAATACCGCTTCTGCTACCTTTCATACCAAAAAGCATTGCTCTTTCAATGTCAATTTTATGTTCTCTTAATTTAAGATTCCATATTCTATCCCATTCATCAGCATACCCTCTGTATACAGTAGCTCTAGCTGTGTTAGACATTTCACAAGCTGTTTTAAAGATTTGAGTGTAACCAAATCCATCATCTAACTTTTGTGAAAATACGTCTGGTGCGCCAGAACCTTGCTCATATGATGTACCAATAATAACAGCTTCACCATTATCGTCTAATGTTGTTGTGCTACCGCCAGAAGATTCAACTGTTTTTACAACAATTGAAGTATCAGATGCGCCATGAGAAACAGATTCAATTCTACCCATAGCTTGAGTAATAGCTTCTGTATCTGCTCCTGCAGTATTTACATTTTGCGCAAACTGTATAACCATACCTTTAATTAAAAAGTCTACACTAGCACCACCTGAAGTATCAACTAATAAAGTTGTGTTACTCCCTGGAGCAGCTAATGTTTGATTACCTTTAATTAAAAAGCTACGGTCTGTCATGTGAACTTTTGTTCTATCTTCTAAAAACCTAAACTGAGAATCAGTTGTAGGTACTTTTCCTACTTTTGACAAGTATACAAAAAATGGTGACTCGTCTGGGGCTAAATCTGCGATTCTATCGCTAAAATCATACAGTCTTCTTGTACTTAAACTAGCACTGTCTGTAGTATTGCCTCCTGGAGTTCCAAAATTAACTTGCCCTTGATTAAATGTCGGCATGTTATCTCCTTTACCGTTTTATATTATTTACAATACATTCGTACGACTACCAGCTTTTTGTACTCTATCCCACATAGAGTCTTCGTCACTTTTAGGAGTTTGAGGTGCTTGACCTTGTAATACTCCACCTTGTGCAGGTGTACCCTGCGTTTGACGAACACCATCAAGTGGTCTTTCTACTTGCTGATTGTCTCCAGACTCCATAACAGCTCTCCACATTTTAATAGCACCGTCAACACCATACTCAGCAGGATTTTGTGCTGCAAAATTCATAAAAGAGTCTACTTCTTCTGGGCCTAAGCCTCTTTGTTGTAGTTCGGTCTTTAACTGCATTTCGCCTTGACTTTTTTGAAGTCCCTGCATTTGTTGGTTAACAGCTCCATTTATAGAGTCCTGTAATTCTTGTTGTCTGAACTTGTACGATTTAGACTGCGGGTCATTATAGGCTTCCCATGGGTCAAATTCATCTTTAGCTAATTCAATACGTTCAGGTTCTGTTGATTGACCTTGTCCTTGTACCATACCAGTTATGGTCTGGGTTATATCTGGACGAGATTCCAATAGTTTTCCTATTTTTTCGTATTTCTTTAGTTGAGAGTTTTCCGCTGCGAGTTTGTCCTTTTCACTTTGGAAGTACTTTGCTTGCTCTTCCCAGTTTCCAGAAGTCTCTTGCGTATTAACACTTTCGTCTTGCCCTACATTATCAACGGTTTCACCTTCTTGATGTCCGTTTTCATATGCGTCACTCATTAGTTATCCTTCCTGCAATGTCTCGTCACCTTGTTGAGCTTGACTACCATTTATACGTAATCTCTCGGATTCAAGTTTCACTGCGTCTTTTAACCTACCTGTTGCCAATCTTGTTTGGGCTTTGCTTTCAAACTTCTGCTCTGCCAATTGGCTTTTGAATTTTTCAACTTCAGTACGTTTTCTAGCTGCAACACTTTCTCTATCTGCAGTCTGTAAATCGCCTGAAAGACTTTTAAGTTGTTCTTGCGCCTGCGCAAGCATACCTTGTAATTTACTAACTTCGTCAGTTCTTTGCAATACTCCTTCTTTATCAAAGATTTCAGTCTTTTTAAGTGCTTCTACTCTATCTATTAAACCTGCTTGATAAGCTTCCATATATAATTGGAACTCACCATATTTATTAGATGGTAATGTAGAACCACCAAGTATACGCACATCAAACTGACCTACTGTAATATCATTTTCAATTGACATTAACTCATTAGTTTTATTATCATATAAACGAGCATTTACTGTAAACTCACTTATATCATTATTAGGTTGTACTATTCTAAATGTTTTCTTAAATCTATAATGTTGTCTAGCCATATTATATACAACTTGACCTAATCTTTTCATTGACCCTTCAATATCTCTCAGCTTAGACTTTGAACGTCTTTGCCCAACATTTTCCATCATCATAGTAGCTGAATATGTTCTAGGTGCTGCTTCTGTACTGCCTTGCATCATTTCAAATATACCAATGTTTAAATCAATATAACCTTCAATCATTTTAGGTAGTGTTAATATACTGCCTGATAATGGTTGTGGTGAAGGAAAGTGAGGCTCCCCAAAAGATGGGTCGTATTCGATAGTAGCATTAGGATTCGCCCAATCTCGTTCTAGTTCTTCAATATCGCTAACACTACCTTGGGGAACTAAAAGCTTCAAACCTGCTGAAGCCTGCGCGTGTGATGTAATGAGGGAAACCGTCTTGTTGAGGAACCTTTGAAATGCTTTATTTTTTCTAACGTCACTCATTGGGTATGGTGTGTTGGTCCATATGTTTGGTACTGGTATAACAGGATATATATCTGTATCACATATCATTTCATACAATACTATTTGACCAACAGTAGATGTTAATTTAATTCTTGTTTGTGTTACTTCAACAAAATCAATAAGTCCAGACTCTATAGCCGCAGCAAAATCTCTATCTTCTGCCATTGCAGTAAATTGTTCTTGAGTCATTATTCTTTCATCGCCAGTTCTAGCATCAACAACTCTATAATAAGGTACTCTTACCTTTTTGTAATGTTCAAGTAATCTATACTTTTCAATATGATAGTCTTTATCTTTTGAATTGTCTGGCGTAAAGCTTTCCATAGTCGTTCTATTAGTTGCATCAGGATAGTCCTCCTCTTTGTTAAATGTTTCTATCTCATCTATTAATAATTTTTCTGAGTCTTCACTTATAGTTTGACTCATTTGTGGATATAAATCTATTAACTGCTGTCTTGTTAATATAGTTGACACTATAATACCTGAAGCATCATCAAAATACTTATGTCTAGAATTAGGGTCTACATAAACTCTAAATGGGTCTACATAAGTAAATTTAACTTCACCTCTACCAAAATCAGCATCTCTATCTAGATATGCATAAAAATAACCAAGACCAGTAACAGCGTAATCATGAACAACTTGTTTGAATACTTCGTTACCATCTGATTTATCCCATACATATTCTAATATAGTCTTCCATACGTTTGCTAATTTGTTGTCAGAGTCTTCTCTACCTACTGCGCTAAACTTAGGCTGCTTAGATGTAACAATTGCTTTGAACTGTTCAATAGCAGCATACAATCTATCCATAGGCATAGATGATTGATTACGTGAATCTAACTCATCAAGCTCTGGTTGTGAAAAATGGTTACCTAAATAAAAATCAATGTCTTCTCTAGCGGCTACGTCCCAGTCTTTTCTGGCATCTCTCCACCTGTCAAACAGTTCATTTATTTCTTTTACTCTTAAATCTTCTTGTATCATAGTATATAATATAGTATTATTTCCTAGCTCCAGTCAACCAATTATATGCTTTACGTGGTTTTGTCCAAACGCCAGATTTATCTTTATTTTTCTTTTTACGTTTAGGTTGACCTTTAGCAAACTGTGTAGCCAGCCAAAATGCATCAATAGTATCATCATGACTTCCTTTTGGAAAATCAAGTAATTCACCTATAAACTCATGCATTTCTTTTTTAATGTGTACAGCGCCTGCTTTAAACATTGGTTGAAGCCCTTCAAATAATCTATCCTTTTTCTTTTGATTATAATTTTTAATACCTTTTTCTATACCAGGCAAAAACATTCCTTCACTTTTACTGCGTTTCATAACATAATCTCTTAACATTTCTTGGTATGCTATAGTTTCTATATTTATTCTTCGTATCGGCTGGTATCGTTTTGCGATTTCAAATATCTTGTCTGCACAGTCCATAGGTAAAACTCGTTCCCGCCAATACTCAATAACATAGTAATCAAAACTATCAGTGACACCAAGAACCATAATAACACTATAGTCATTCCTAATACCAACTGTTGAAGCAGGGTCAACACCAATGTATATATTAACGTATTCTTTCCTACCATCATCCAGTTTAATGTACCAAGAATCATATTCCTGGTCATATCTAGCATAACCTTTATATTGTGCATTATTTATATCTTCCTCACTAAATATTTGGTCTTCAGGTGATTTAGCCTGATTCATATACTCTTGGTAAAATTTTGCAGGTGTTCCTGAATCTATATAAAACTGTTTACGTTCTTCTAGTTTTTTAATAGGCCATCTAGAAGGCCATATAGGACTGCCATCTTCTATTGCCTTTCTAGTAAATACTTCCCAAGCAAACTCTTCACCTGTTTTTTCACACTCTTGATGCTTAGTAACAAGTCCATTTAAAAAACTATCATAATGAACAATAGTTCCATTACACCATAAAAATCCTTTTTTATCAAAATCAATAGCTGGATATACCGCAGCTGTTACCCATTCTTTAATTTGACGTCTAGAATCAGGAGTTTTAGTATTTAACTCTGACTCAAAGTCATCTAATACAATTCCAGTATATCTTGTAGAGTTTTGTTTTTTACCACGTAATCTTTGTGAAGCACCCTTACCAATCATTCTACAACCATTTTTAAGTGTAAACTCTGTTTTGGTCCATTTATCGCCTTCAAGGTCCCCAAAATAATAATGTATAGCTGGATTACTATATATATGGTTTTGAATCCAAGATATATTGTCTACAGCTTGGTCTTGTGCTTCACCTACCCACGCTATAAACTGTGGCTCATCTTTACTTGCAAACAAAAACTTATGCATAATGGCAGTAGCAGCTAAAGTAGATTTTGCATGGTCTCTAGGTAATACTAGCGCTAACTGTTGTTTTTGTGGATTTAAAAATAATTCACCAACTTTTCTATGGAAATGTGGTGTCGCTGATGCTAAAAAGTCTTGTGGGCTAAAAAGTTTACCAAATGTAATTAAATCATTGTAAGCTAAATGAAGAGCTTCTTCATTCTTACTTACATTACCGTTAAGATTTAAATTAGCCATTAAGGTTGATAAGGATTGTTTCTTGCCGCTGCCAATAAAAATGCAGCTAAATTTTTGTCCATCCCTTTGTATTCTGGCCTTTCATTCATTGATTTAATAGCTCTAGCACGAAGACCAGCATCTAAACTACCAAATTGCTCATCATCAAGAAACCTATCACCAAGAACAGAAATCATCTTTACTGTGCTATCTGGATTTAAAACTCTAAATAATCTTTCTAAGTCTCTACCCATAGATATAGTTGCAACTTCTGCTATTTTAGCTTTAGGGTCTGCATTTTCTATTAATTTATCTATTTCTGAATGTGCGCCTTTTAGCTCACTAGGAGATACACCGTACGCACCATAGTTATATATAGCTTCTAAAAGATTACGTTCACGATAAGGTTGAGAATTAAACTCTTCGTAATTATATCCTGCTTGTTTTTGTTTCATATTAAAAATCCTTCATAAGTTCAAAATGAGGAAAATCATCAAAATTGTTATCATCTACCTCAAAATTTTTATTCCAATCGCCTCCCCAGCGAATATTTATTTCCATAGACTGAGCAACGCCCAAGACAAATCCAGCAAATAAGTGGAAACGCTCCCTATCATTCCAATCAATAGGGTAAGGGACCACATCAACAGCCCTGCTAGGATTAGAATTATGACGACCATCTGGGTATCTGACCTTAGTCTTCCCTTCTTCATATAACTTGTTCTGCCTTTCTTTACTTCTGTGTCCTTCAATAACTGAACAATCAACGTGTTTGATAACTTCGTTAAATAAATCTTGTAAATCTTCATCGCATGTTGCCAGGTTCTTTCTTGACCTGCTCCCAAATTTTGGCATTATTTCTCCTTACCACATTCACATATAAAGTTTTTAGACATCTTCAGCATAGTCTCTAATAATTTAACTCTACCTTCAAGCTCTCTTGTTTTTTTATCTAATTCATTGTCATCAAAAACGTAAGACATTATTTTATCTAATCTAAAATGTTTTGTCAATTTGCTAGCAACAGCATTTATAACCATTTTAGTTAAAACCAATTACTTGCCAACCTTTTTCATAGCCATTTTATGAGATTGGCTAAAAGTTGCTCCTTTTTTCATAGCATCAACCATAGACTTTAAATGATTACCTGTATGATGAACAGAATGTCTTTCCATAGCATTTTTTTGTTTTAAATTTAATCCTGATACATCAACACCTTTTATTTTCATTCTAACTCCATTAATATTTCTTCTAGTCTATCAAACCTGTTATCTAGTTGCGTTTCTATTTTTGCAACACTTACTTTTAAATTAACAATGCTATCTACATTGTTTTGTACTTTTTTAACAACATGTTGTTGTTCTTGTTCTAAATTGCTTATTTTATTAAAATTTGTTCCATAAGATATTGCTGCACCAATTATAACTACGCCCATAGTAATTAAAGAACCCATATCAATTTTTTTAACTATCACTACATACCTCTCATTTTACTTCTAACTGCTTTACCATACTTAGCTTTTACTTTACCAGAACGAGTTGCTTTACGTTTTTTTCTATTTTCACTAGCTTTTTGTGAAGCAGTTAAACCTTGTCTAACAGATTTAGGTAAATACCTACCCCTGTCTTTTTTAGGTTTACGCCTATCAGAAGCATTAATGTAGTCCCACTCTTGGTCTGTCCAATTTTTTAAAGACTTTTGTGATTTCTTTAAAGCCATTATGCTTTCATATTTTTCATACGTTTACGAGCGTCATTAGCTTTTAAAGCCTTAAAATCATCACCAGTAATTTTATTTCTTGGTTCTGCTGCTTGTGCAATCTTCATTTGTTTTTTAGAATATCCTGGCATTATTTATATCCTCCGCCTTTTTTCTTATATTCACGTGCAAGCATTTGTGCTTTACGCGCACTCCATACACCACGTGGACCGCCTTTACTACCTGCTTTTATTTTATTAAACAAGTTTTTACGCATTGTAGGCTTAGTGTAGTTGCCTGCTTTATTTACTGTACTCTTTTTACCTCTAGCCATGTAAACTCCTTACCATTTTTCTTTGTTAGCCCAATATGCTGCAGACATTTTGCCCTTAGCAATGTTTTTAGCGTGTCTAGCTTTAAAAGACTTTCTTCTATTCTTTTGTTTTTGAGACTCGCCTTTCTTAGGTTTACCAGCGGTTCTTACACCTTGCTGACCAAATCTTATAGTTTTAACTTTGTTACCTTCTTTAGCAACAACAATGTGAGATTTTTTAGGATGATTAGGGGTACGTTTAGGTTTGTTATAACCACTGACTCCAGCTCGCCTTAGTCTTGCATCTCTAGTTTTCATGCTTGTCCACCTTCTGTTTCGCTGCCATAAATATACAAAATATTATCTTCCAAATCAAACTCTGATTTACAAGCTGGACATTTCCATGATTCTATTTCACCATTTTCTTCAATAACGCCTATTCTTTTACTGCAATCTTCATCATAATATAAATTTTTTTCACATACAGGACAAGGGTCTATCTTGTTAGATATTTCACTCTTTTTCTTTATGTGCAAGTACTTTGGTTTCGCCACCTTTAATAGCCTCCAGTTGTTCAGGGCTAAAACCAGCCCATACAGTTAACTCTTCACGTTTCTTTTCAGTTTCAAATAAACCAGACATCTTAGCTAAAGCGTCTAGACTTCTAAGTCTGTCTTGGTCTCTATCAGAAACATCTGCTATATCTTTATACTTTTGTATAATATACTCTGGTGTTACACCTTCTTCTTTTAAGATTAAGGATATTTCTTCTTTTACCATTTGCATTACCTTTTTTTGTTGTAGTAATTTGTTAGCCGCATTGCGGATATACTGCGTATCGTTTGCTTTTGGGTAGACACGTCTGTATGCTTCTTCCATATCTATGCCTGCCGCTACATATTTAGCAAATAATAGCTTTTTAGAGGATAACTTAGTAGAACGTATCTTATTTATTGACTCATAATTGCCAGAAAACGTGTAAATGTTCTCTGCAATACCATTTTCGCCTAATATTTTAGCATTTTTCTGCTTACACACAAAACTACCGCATATAGTGCGCACACATTTGCGTTTTTCTTTAGAATTTGGCACTGTAATGTAATATACTTTTAGTATTTGCACTACATAATGGTCATCTGTGTAAACCCAGTCACCTTCATTGGCTTCACGCCAGTTATCTTTAGGAGTTAATGCGCCTTGAAAGGCCTTGAACTCATCATAACTATCATAAAGTCTGTGTTCTACGCCTTTTATGTTTTTTAATTCCATAAAATAATATACATCGTATTAATAATGATTGCATAGAATAATTATTATTTTGTAATATTGCTATGCTATATGGGTTGGTTAGACACTTCTAGCGTATAGCGCACAACAATTGACTACTAGAAGGGGATTAGTTACACAGTCAGAAGCAAGTCGAAGGTAATTGAGCTAGTAACAGAAAAGATTACCCTACCATAAGAAGCAGGCTCCGAAACAGCTATATGGGAATTGAGACTAATCTCTTTGTTTATAATAAGGGGATTAGATAGTCTCTACCCAAAACTCACCAAAACAGCTATAATAATTAGTAAAGGAAAAGTAATAGCATATAAAAATAGTAAACTTTTAAAAATAATATTAGAATGTGTGTGAGTGTTTCTTTACATAGGTACACGGGGCGTTGTGCCTGCCCTACCCTCTTCACTAGGTTGAAAATTCTGTAAATTTTACAGCACATTATAATCTAATCTAATTTTTTTAATGTTATATATATAAAAGACAAGCCCCAACCATTAACAGTCGGGGCTTTTTTTGTGCGGGTTATTGCGGGCTTAGTATAGTGCGAACTATGGAAGCCTATATAATATATCACCTGTGTATTTATCTATAATAATATTATCTTTAAATTCGCTTACTTGCTTAGGTGTTTGCACATACCAAACCCAACCGCGTTGATATACTAAGTAATTTAACTTGTATACTTCGCTTGCTTGGTTCATTCTGCGCTTGGTTGTTGGTGTATCCCAACCACCACTATTTAATATTACGTATCTATCGTTGACTACCTGGACAACTGCTGTATTATGAAACGTGACTATTAATCTAGACTGTTCATTATTTATAGGTAGGTTAGTTACTGTTGTTCTATGTGTTCCTATCATTTTATATACTCTCTTTCTGTTATACTCTTTATTTATAAGTTATCTATTATTATTTAATTGATTCTAACAACATTTTAAGACTTCCAACGCAATCATCATACGCACTTATACTACCATTTATACTTTCGATTTCTAAATCTATATGATACGCATCAACATCTACAACCTCATTGTCGTATTGGTCTCGTAATACGTCTGTGTCTATTGTTTCACGTTTTTTATATTTACTTTTTAATAAATATTGCATTGCTTTTTTATCATCTTCTATTCTATTTATTACTGCTTGTATTTTTCTTTTATGCATTTTAACTCCATATTATTTATTATTGTTTTTGTTCGCAATAATAATATAATACATTTATATATATTTACATAAATATATTTATATTGTTTATTAACTATATATCAACTATATTTATACTGTTCTTCGGGACATGATAAACACAAAACAAAGAAAAAAAATAAAGGAAAATATCATGGAAAATAAAATAGTTAGAGAGTGCGTTCAAGGTCTAATTGATGATAGTAAAATGGTAGATAGATTATGCGAAAGTCTAGAGACTGAAAGAATCAATCTGGAAAAAGTTATTGCTGATTTAGACAGTAAGCCAGTCAATATTGATATTACTTGGTTTAATGAAAAAATAACAGAGATAGGCACAACATTAAAAAGCGCAACAGACGCTATACAAAGCGCAAGAAGCAACGCTGATGAAGCAAAGTATGAAGCAAGTTATGCTGATGATAATTGTATGGAAGGTGAGCAATATATTAGTGACGCTGAAGACATATTTAAAGACTTACAGTCAGCCCTAGAAAAAGCAAGCAGTATTGAGGACGCAACCCAAAACGAAGAAACAACAACAACTAA